GTCTTTATGATAATGGTGCAAGAGTTACAACAGATTATGCTTTATCTAATTTCTTCTTCTTTACAGTGAATTCAGATACTGCTACAACAGGAAATATTAAAGGAGGAGGCTACGGTTGTTCCGTTGGACCTATAACAATAAGCGCATGATAAATAAAATTTGGAATTGGATTAAAAATATATTTAAACCTACAAAACAAGATCCTCATCTTGAAATGTATGAAGAAGTTAGAACTGATAAAGTAGAAAAAATACGTAGAAAACATGGAGGAGATTCTAAGTAATGGCTTACACTTTAACAAACTTACAAGATGATGTCAGAAACTATACAGAAGTAGATAATGGAGTTTTATCCAACACTATTTTAGATACAATAATTAAAAATGCAGAGAATAGAATTTACAGAGAAGCTGATTCTGATGATAACAGATTTTATGCTACTTCAAACCTACAAGCTGGAAATAGATATGTAACTATTCCATCAGATTTAAGATTTATAAGATATGTACAATTAAAAGATGGTTCTGGTAACCAAGTATTTTTAGAAAAAAAAGATACTTCGTATATGTCAACTTTTTATGATACACCAGGCACTCAATCAGGTTTACCTAAATATTATGGTAATTGGGATGCTAATTTTTGGGTAGTTGCACCTACTCCAAATAGCACATTTGAAATAACTCTAGCTTACACAAAACAACCAACAAGTCTTACAGATTCTTCAGTTAGCAGCACTGGAACTTACGTATCCAATAAATATCAGGATTTACTTTTGTATGGAAGTCTGGTAGAAGCATATGGATACTTGAAAGGTCCGGCAGATATGTTACAATACTACGAAGGATCTTTCAAAAGAGCTTTACAATCGTATGCGATCGAACAACAAGGTCGTAGACGCCGAGACGAATATCAAGATGGTGTTATTCGAACTCCTTTAAAATCACCATCACCATAAATAAATTAAGGAGATAAATAAATGGCTAATATAGTACCTGACTCTTTTAAAACAGACCTGCTTGGTGGCGTGTTTGATTTTGATTCATCTGGTGGATCAACTTTTAAATTAGCGCTTTACACATCTATAGGTGGTTTCAGTACTTCAACCACAGCTTACACAACTACTAATGAAGTTTCTTCATCTGGTACAAGTTATACAGCTGGTGGAAATACTTTAACTAATAATGGTGTATCAGTATCAAGTAATATTGCATTCGTTGACTTTGCAGATTTAACTTTTAGTTCTGTAACGTTATCTGCAGTAGGGGCTCTGATTTATAAAGGAACTTCTAATGAAGCAGTATTAGTGTTAGATTTTGGCGGAACAAAAACTGCAACTAACGGTGATTTCGTTATTCAGTTTCCAACTGCTAACTCATCTAGTGCAATCATTAGACTTGGCGACGCGTAATAAAATTTGGAGTAGTAATGGCTTTAATAGTTAACGATAGAGTTAAAGAAACAAGTACAACTACTGGAACAGGAACGTTTTCACTAGCCGGTGCAGAAGCTGGTTTTGAAACTTTTGTTTCAGGAATTGGTACAACCAACACAACTTACTATGCAATTGAATTAAATTCAGCTAGTGAGTTTGAGGTAGGTATTGGTACAGTTACCGATGCTTCACCTGATACTTTATCAAGAGACACAGTTATCTCATCATCAAACAGTGATAGCAAAGTAGATTTTTCTGCAGGTACTAAAAATGTATTTTGTACACTACCAGCGAAGAGAGCTATGTCTCCATCTATGACAGCCACAGACTATTTAGTAACACATGCTTCAACTCTTTCACAGGATCAAACAGTAGACTCTGGAGTTTTAGCAGGACCAGTTACAATAACAGGAACACAAACAATAACAGGAACGGTAGTAGTAGTATAATGAGTCAAGTAGAAGTAGATAAAGTAATACCTCAATCTGGAACAACACTAACCATTGGTGATAGTGGTGATACTATTAATGTAGTTGGAACGTTACAAAATAACGGTGGAAGTGTAGGTATAACTTCTAAAGAAGGTGGAACAAATTTTACAAACAGTTTATTAGTAGGGACAGATTCAACAGGAACTTTAGATTCTGCGGATGGAAATACTGGAGTTGGTGTAGGAGTATTTGGAGCGCTTACCTCTGGGGATGATAATGTAGCTGTCGGTTTAAACGCTTTAGATGTTAATACAACAGGGTCTAAAAATGTAGCTATTGGTAAAAATGCTTTAGTAAATAACACAACAGGTTCTTGCAATACTGCTGTTGGAGAAGGTGCTTTACAAACTGTTACTACAAGCGGCTGTAATACAGGTATTGGAAGAGATGCTTTAGCTAATAACACAGGTAATAGTAACACAGGTGTTGGTTATGCTTCTATGAATAGTACTACCTCAGCCTCAGATAACACATCTATTGGTTTTTGTTCTTTAAATGCAAACACAACAGGTGGTGCTAATGTAGCATTAGGAACTTGTGCTTTAAAATCAACTACTACTGCAGTTCACAATGTAGCTGTTGGTAAAGATGCTTTAGAAGCTAATACTACAGCTTCTTGTAATACTGCTGTAGGTAAAGATGCAATGACTGCAACTACAACAGGATGTAGAAACGTTGCGGTTGGTGCTGGTGCTTTAAAAACAAATACTACAGGTGATGCTAATGTTGCAATAGGTAGAGAAGCATTAGGTGTAGCGACAACAGCAGATAATAATACTTCTGTTGGTTTTGATTCTTTACAAGCAAATACTACAGGTGCAAGTAACACAGCATTAGGTAAAGATGCTTTATTTTCTAATACAACAGCATCAAGAGGAACTGCTGTTGGAAGATGTGCTTTAGCATCAAATACTGATGGTGATGCAAATACTGCTGTAGGTGACCTTGCTATGGAAGATTGTACTACAGGAGATTTAAATACTGCTATAGGTACAGAATCATTAAAAAATTTAACAACAGGTTGTTACAATGTTGTTTTGGGTAGATCATCTGCAGAATCATTAACAACAGCTGATTATAATACAGCTATTGGTTATCAATCTTTAAGAGCTGGTACGACAGCTTGTCAAAACACAATGGTTGGTGCTTTATCTGGTGATGAAATAACAACAGGTCGATATAATGTAGGTGTAGGAGTACATGCTATTGGTTCAACAACAGATGCTGAGGGAAATACTGGAGTTGGTTATAACGTTTTAGAAAATAATACAACAGGTGATAATAATACAGCAGTAGGTTCTTTTGCTTTAGATTCAAACACTACTGCTGACGAAAATACAGCTGTTGGATATGTTGCTTTAAGTTCTAGTACAACAGCTGCAGAAAATACAGCAATCGGCAGAGGTGCTATGCAAGTAACCACAACAGGTGCTGTAAATACAGCAATAGGAAAAAATGCTTTAAATGAAAACACTACAGGTTCTTGTAATACCGCAGTGGGTAAAAATTCTTTGGGTGACAATACAACAGGTTGTATGAATACAGCTTTGGGTCAAGATTCTGGTGCTACGTTAACTACTGGTAAGGGAAATACCCTTATAGGAAGAGAAGCTGGTTATCACGTTACAGGTGGAGGAAATGTAGTTGTTGGTGGACCAAGCACTAACGGTGGTTATACACCTGCTTTCAATATAACAAGTGAAGATAACAGAGTAGTAATAGGAAATAGTTCTGTAACTAATGCTTATGTAAAAGTAGCTTGGACGGTTACATCAGATCAAAGAGATAAAACTAATTTTAATATAGTTCCACATGGTTTAGATTTTGTAGAAAAGCTAAAACCTGTTTCATTTCAATTTAAAAAATCAAGAGAAGATAATACCCCTGATGGTCCTATACATTATGGATTCAAAGCACAAGATATTATGACTTTAGAGGGAGATAATCCTGTAATTATTGATAATGAACAACCAGAACATTTAAGATACAAAGGCGAACACTTAGTTCCTGTATTAGTAAATGCAATCAAAGAATTATCAGCAAGAGTAGAGGAATTAGAAAATGAGTAGTATTATAAAAGTAGATACAATCCAGGACCAAGCAGGTAATAACATCATCAACGAATCAGGTGACACGATTACTATTGGTGCATCTGGTGATACGGTTAATGTAGTCGGAACACTTCAAAATAATGGGTCAGCTGTAGAAGTTGATAGTGTAACTTTTAAAGAAGGCGGTGCAAATTTTACAAACAGTTTATTAGTCGGTACAGATTCAACAGGTACTTTATCTTCTGCTGATGGAAATACTGGAGTTGGTGTAGGAGTATTTGCGGCTTTAACATCTGGAGATAATAATGTTGCAATCGGTTTATCTGCTTTAGCAGCAAACACAACAGGTTCTACAAATTCAGCATTTGGAAACTATGCACTTTATAGTAATACAACAGCTAACAATAATAATGCGTTTGGATATAACGCACTTGGATTAAATACATCAGGTGCATCTAATGTTGCTATGGGTAGAAATGCTCTACTAAACAACACAACAGCATCTAACAACGTAGCAGTAGGATTTAATTCTTTATGTGCTAACACTACAGGAACTGACAATGTTGCAATAGGTAGAAATACTTTAAGTGCTAACACAACAGCCTCACAAAATACAGCAATTGGAACAGAAGCAGTATTAAAAACTACAACAGGTGCTGATAATACAGGAATTGGTTTTATTTCATTATGTGATAATACTACAGGGGGTAACAACACAGCTATTGGTGCTTTTGCTTTAAGAAAAAACACAACGGGTACTGACAACACATCTGTTGGAAGATGTTCAGGTTTTACAAACACTACAGGTGGTTGTCTTGTAGCATTAGGAAATAATGCTGTAAGATTTAATACTACAGGTAATAATAATACTGGAATTGGTAGAGATGCTCTTTGTGCTAATACGACAGCAAGTAATAATACTGCTGTAGGTTTTCAAGCTTTAAAAGTTAACACAACAGGAATACAAAACGTAGCAGTAGGTTCTATTTCAGCAGTTACGAATACAACAGGTTGCTATAACACAGCAGTCGGTCATGCTTCATTATATAATAATTCAACAGGTTGCTATAATACTGGTTTAGGAAATTTTGCTGGTAATGATAATACCACAGCATCTTATAATACATCAGTAGGATATTTTTCTTTAAAAGCTAACACGACAGGAGCACAAAACACAGCAATAGGTGCAGGTGCATTAGATTCTAACACTACAGCATCTTATAATGTTTCTATAGGTCAAGCATCTATGGAAGATAACACAACAGGTGCATCAAATACAGCAGTTGGAACAGATGCGTTAGCTAATAATACTACAGCTTCAAACAACACAGCAGTTGGTTTATCAGCTTTAAAAACTAACACAACAGGTGCATCTAATATAGCAGTTGGTAGAAATGCTTTACTATCCAACACTACAGCATCAGATAATTCAGCTTTAGGAATGTGTGCTTTAAATGGTAATACGACAGGAACAAACAATGTTGCAGTAGGTTCTCATGCTATGTGTGCAAATACTACTTCAGGTAATAATACAGCAGTTGGTGCTTATGCTTTAAGAGAAAGTACAACTACAGATCTTAATGTAGCAGTTGGTTTTTGTGCATTAATTGCAAAAACAAATACTGGTCATGATAACACTGCTATAGGTGCATGTTCTCAATCTAAAAATACAGAAGGATTTTATAATACATCTGTAGGTAAATCTTCATTAGTTAATGTTACTACAGGAGATAATAATATAGCTCTTGGTAGAGACTCTGGTAATGATGCTATGATAAATATTACTACAGAAGATAATAGACTTGTACTTGGAAATAACTCAGTATCTAATTCTTATGTAAAAGTTGATTGGACAGTAACTTCAGACGCAAGAGATAAAACAAACTTTGGTTCTGTTCCTCATGGTTTAGATTTTGTAAATGAATTAGAACCTGTTTCTTTTCAATTTAAAAAATCAAGAGAAGATGACACTCCGACAGGAAATGTAAGATATGGATTTAAAGCACAAGATATTTTAGCTTTAGAAAAAGTAAATGGTGGAAATAATGTTATTATAGATGATGAATTTGAAGACGCATTAAAATTAACTGGTGGACAATTAGTTCCTATATTAGTCAATGCAATTAAAGAATTATCAGAGACAAATAAAGACTTGAAATCTAGAATAGAAGCGTTAGAAACTAGCTAATATAACAGAAAGAGAGAAGAGAATGTTAAATACATATGTCGTCGAAGGCGGTGTTGGTAAATGCACAGCATTTACTGCTTTACTACCTAAACTAAGAAAAAAATCGGAAGTGCAAATCTATACTCCGTACATCGATTGCTTTGCAGGCAACCCTGATGTTAAACTTGCATTAGAGCAAACTATACCATTAAACGATTCAAGAATCATGGCATCTGATAATATATTTTATTGTGAGCCATACAAATCAAATTTTCAATTTGGTAAACAACATATAATTGAAAGTTATTGTGAACATCACGGTGTAGATTTTAATAGATCTATGACAGGTAAACTTTATACAGACAATCATAAAGCATCTGTTACTAAATGGTTAGGAGATAATAATATTGGTAAATATATTATGATTCAATTTAGTGGTGGTCAACCTAAATGGAATTATGGAGAGAATGTTCAATATCAAAATATTAATCCAAATAGAAACTACCAACCATATCTTGCTCAACAAGTAGTTAATATGTTACTTGAAGAATATAAAGATACAACTATTATCAATTGTGTTTTACCCAATGAACCACATTATCAAGGTACAATTAGATGTGATCTACATTGGGCCCAGATCCATGAAATGTTAAAAGGCGCTGAAGGGTTTGTTAGTATTGATAGTTGTCTACAACACTTTTCACCATCGGCTAAAGCTCATGGAGTTGTTATTTGGGGTTCAACTAGATGGATTCAATTTGGTTATTCACACAATAAAAACTTACATTTTCATATGAAAGATAAGTGGGATGAGGCTAAATTTAATGATAGTGACCCAAGAAATAATATGGTAGAACCCAAGTTAGTTATTGATAATTT